GGGCAACCACTGCTGCAAACTTCGCACGGTGACAGTTGTATTGTGATGGGTCGGAACTTTTTGTCATGTTGAATACTGTACAATACATCAGTGTGTTGCAACAATTTGTCACCCCAGGTGCTGAATTTTTGTGTCAGTGCGATGTGTTTATTTTTGTTCTGCATTTTCCATACCTTTTCCTGTGTGTGGATTTGGGCTCTGTCTTGAAGTTGACATCTGCCCAATAATCTCACGACTTTTCATTACTGGATGTAACCTGGCCACTGATGGTATACACACCTTTACATCCATAACATTGGTGTTGACTTGATTGTCTGTGGCCAAGAATCCGTTTTCTCTAATATAATCAATTAACTTTTTTGCCCCTCGTGGTTTGATGATGTAAGCATACACACCTGAACTGTAGCATCCAGCTTGTTTTTTAAATCGCAGTGGATCAGGGTATCCAGTCACTGCTGGAATGTCAAGAATTGAATAGACTGATACAGGTGATGTCTGATCCTTATCTACCACAACATCATATCCGCCATCTTGTTTCATCCAAGGGCTAAAACAATCTAATTTACAAATGTCATCAAATTGACTCATGATGTTGCTAGGAATTTCTCGCATGAGCCAACCATCATGTTCAAGCACAAGATACGGCACTTGATCTCGCACACACTGCATCCATAGATAAAAATGGCTTAAAAAATTACCATAATGCCCCAAGGTCATTTTGCTGAGTTTTTGTTTGCCCAGTCTGATGTTGAGTTTTTTCAAGTGTTGTTCATAGTCTCGACCCCATATGGCTTGAAATATTTCTACGTTGACTCCAACTCGGGCTGCTTGTTCTCTGCACTCAGCTGATAGCTGTTCTGACAATTCATGCCCCAGCATGGTAATGATATATGACTTCATCGGTAAATCGCTTCTACAAATTCATACTTATCGGACTGGTGAGTGCTCATTGCCATCCCATGATCCAGTCGTCACGTACTTGATCTAGTTTGATCATGCCCCATTCTTGCAACAGCGCCACTGCCGCAAACTGTCCGTATTGCTTGCTGTACGCATCATGTGGTTTTTGTTCTATTACCACCACTGGTCTACAACGACGAATAGTTTGTTCAGCGCCTTGCAAGATGCGATACTCGTAGCCTTCGCAATCAATTTTTATATAACTGACATCATCGAAATTCAGTGTATCCAACCGAACAACTTGTACATTGCCTGTGCCCATGGTGGCAGGATCTAGGTGGCTGTGACCAGAATTGTCCTCAGTGATGATCATGGTGCCTTGTGTGTCTTGATCACCAAGGGCAATTGGTTGAACTTCAAAGTTCTTGCCTTGCACATTGTGTTCCAAGCATTCTCTAAACAAGGCCACTGGTTCAAATGCTATCACACGAGAAAAACTGCCAACAAAGTCACGACTCCACAAGCCCACATTGGCACCAATGTCCAGGGCTAGGTCTCGATTTTTACACAGTTCAATACTTCGGCGACGCACAGCAACTTGATATTCGGCCGGAAGACCTTTGTCCACACTTTTCTTCAACATTCGCGGAAGGTGTGTTTCAAAGTCCGGGAATTTCCATCCATAATGCTCAATCATTTAATATCTCCTCAGTTTGTTTAATTATACGTTCGGCTGTGCCGTTTCGGAATTCGTCAATGTGAAATTGTCCATAAGCCAAGTGATTGGCCCAGGCTTGTATTTGATCCTGTTCCGGCCACCAAGGATTGTCTATACCAGCCAGATCCAAATTGGCCACGGGTCGTGCAGCATTGCATGGGGCCATCACAAACACCGGCACCCCGGCCAACACCGATTCTGTGGCTGCAATTGAGTTAAATGTGACCATGGCATGTACATGAGTTAGGGCATGTTCCACACGATTGTTTTTTCTATCAGTGCGGCTCCGATTACGTTCACGTACGATGATGGGGCGATCAGTGTATTGCTTGATCTTGGCCACAGTCTCTGCCAACCATGTGTCTAAGTCTATGTCATAAAACTTGCAAGGCTTTTCATCAGGTGCAACAATCAATATTGAACTACCTGGTCGCCGGCGTGAAATTTCAAGACCCAGGCCATTCCACCTGTCACTAGGTCGTGCAATCACCTGATCATGTTGTAAGTTGTTGGGCACAATTCTATGCCATACCTTCCAACCATGAGGATTCTTATAACCAGGGCGATTGCCCAAGTATCCTGAGTCCATGTATCTAAATGGCCTGTTGTCTGCCCAGCACTGTTTGATAATCTTGTGTTTCATTATGCCACGTAGCATGATGGGATCAGCACTGTCTTCATAGCGCCAAGACTCCAAGGGTGTGCTGACTTGACCTAGACCTTGTGCGTACATATCAATGTACTCGTCGTCACCATTTTTGCTGAGATAGATCCAGTTCATTGCCAGTATGCTTCGGTTCTTTTGACTTTCAAGTCAGTGGTTGGACTGCGTCCAGTTTTTTTACGTGAACCTTTGAGATGGTCCAAATATGCACCCCATGCAGAATTAATCAATGGATGCCCTTCGCCTGTGATCAAATGACTGCTCCAGTCAAGTTCTTTCAACACAACGTGTCGACGAACAACATCAAAAATAAAACTGTCATGCCATTCATCCTGTTGGAAAATTCCATTTTCTGCGTCATCATACATCCATTGAAATCTTTTTAGAAAATCCTGCACAGTCACTGAACGCAAATTCATTGCATACAATCCGCACTCGCTGAATTTTCCTTTTCTTCCAAGGAAGCACAGGTCTTTGTCAGCGGGAATCAACTGTTGTATGTCTTGCATGGTAATTGAACTGTGACAAATGGTGTCTGCGTCCATCCAAATCAGCACATCTGCTGTGGTATTCTTTGCACAGTGAAATATACTGTACACTTTGTGAGCAAAACGCACCGCATCCCATTTGAATGGTTTGGCAGCATCTCTTCTACGGCTTCGCACAGGGTCAGCAGATATGTCGCCATTGGCCCGGGGCACACCGCGCCACTGTTGTTTGAATGCTTGCAATTCACTGCTGCTCTGTTCCAAGTCACGAATCTGCAAATTGGTCGCAGACTGATCCACTGTGCAATTTTCGGCGTACACCACTAAGTCAACCTGCTGTGGCCAAGTCTGCAAAAAGGTATCAATCATGCGACGACCGTATGTATTGTATCCGTCGGCGTTGAACGTGGTAACTACAGTGTATTTCATAGACGTATTTACAGTGATCAAAACCATAGCCTATTTTCCTGCTCAGTGTGCATTAAACAGCAAACCAGTGATGAGTGCATTCTTGGACTGCTGCCAAGCCGCAGGTATAATCACACAAGAGAACTCAATGACTGCTGATGCGGCAGTGATTTGGTCAGTGCTGTGGCATGGTAGAATGCAAGCCAATCAAGCGGTGTACGAGCATTACCGAAGTCAAAACCGGCCAGTTATTGTGATAGATATTGGTGCGTTGTATCGTGGACACACTTGGAAACTGGCAGTGAATCATATAACCAGGGATGGCTATTACGGACATGAGCATGATTTGAACTGGGATCGTCCCAGGCAATTGCAAATAAGCCTGGCCACACAAGTCAATCCACGACCAGAAATCATCATTGCCGCACAGCACCGGAACAGTTTGCAAGTTGCCGGCATAGACAGCATGGAATTGTGGGGGTTGATGCAAGTTCAACAACTACGCAACTCAACTGATCGTCCCATACGCATACGATCACATCCGCGAAGCCCACTGCGCATGCCATACATGCCTGCTAATACCACAATGGAAGTGGCTAGACCCGTGGCACACACCTACGACAGTTTTGACATGCACTTCAATTGCCATGCTGTGGTTAACCACAATTCAGGACCGGGCATCCAAGCAGGCATTGCAGGCTGCAGACCCATTGTATCACACAGCAGCCTGGCATATCCTGTTGCTGTGGGCTATGCTGACATTGAACAACCCTATGAAGTGGATAGAGAACTGTGGTTGGCGCAGATATGCCATACTGAATACACTGTTGAAGAACTACGAGAAGGACTATGGCTAAAAAGAATCGAGCCCGCATTGACGGCATAATTGATTGTGCTTGTGTAATCCACGGCACTGGATATGATTGGCAGTACGTGGACAAACTGTACAACATGTTGACACGACACATGCCCCAAGGCATACGTTTTCATGTGTATACTGAAGAACACAGATCAGTACCGTCACACATGATCAAACACTGTTTGAGTGAATGGCCCGGTATATCAGGTCCCAAACGGTCGTGGTGGTACAAAATGCAGTTGTTCAATCCTGAACATCATGCAGGCAATTTGTTGTACTTTGATCTTGATTGTGTGATCATCAATGGCATTAGTTGGATACCCGAACTCAGCACTGATTACTTTTGGTCCATACGAGATTTTAGATATCTACAAAAAACCACTCACTCAGGAATCAACAGCAGTGTGATGTGGTGGAATGTCACCAAGTTTGCTGATGTCTGGGCGGACTTTGTGAAATTAGACATCCAGCAAACTGTACGGCGATATCAAGGTGATCAAGACTACATCGGTGCAGTGATTGATCACAATCAACGCAGAAACTTTGAACAAAGTCAACTGCAAAGCTGGCGTTGGCAAATCAGCGAAGGTGGTTATGACTTTTCCCGCCGACGACCCCGAAAACCTGGAACACCAACCATAGTAGGGGACGAGACCAGCATTTTAGTATTTCACGGAAAACCCAAACCGCATGAATGTATCACGGATCCTGTGGTAGCAATGCACTGGCAATGATGTAATACTAGAGTAGTACTTGACCGGAAATTCCCAAAATGCTATACTAGTGGCATACAAACAAACGGGAGCCAGCAATGGGATATCGTGTAGTTGACACCCTGGACATCATGCGTGACAAGTATGGGCCACGCAAAGGCCTGGAAGGCCCGTTCAACTTCAGTGGTCGTGTGTTGTATTATGACAACAAGGCAGGTCAGTACTACGACCCTACTACCGACTTCTATGTAGAGCAGGCGGAAATGGACGAAATCAACACCCGCTTCTTCGAACAGTTCAAAAAGTAACACTTTGGCAGTACTACTTTTTGATTGACCAATAATTCCCAAAATGCTATAATAATGGCATACAAAGCAAAAAGGAGCCTGGAATGATTACTAAAGACACAGCAAATTTTTTACTAAACATGGTATATGAACAGATTGCAGACGCTGAAGTATACGTGAACGGTGGCGAGGACAATGTGGGTTACTATGCAGACCTGCTGGTAGAGCTTAAACAGGCAAGACAACAACTGCTTGACTTGGTTTTGTAATACTTGAGTATTACATTTATTTTGGTTGACCAATAATTCCCAAAATGCTATAATAATGGCATACAAAGCAAAAAGGAGCCAGCAATGAAGATCGAAACAGCAATTAAACAAATACAAAATGAAGCAGATTTCCAAGGCATGGGCCTGTTGGAAACACTGCAAGACATCCAAAAACATGGTCGCATGTTGTACGGCGAAAACACAATGAAGGCGTTTGTTGTTTTTATGCAACTGGGCCAAGAGATGTTTGCACCGGTTGACCATTAATTCATTATTTGCTATAATAGAGACATAAACAGTAAACAACAACGCATTTCAAAGGAGCCAACAATGAGTGCAATTCGAGTTATCAAAGGTGTGTATCGCAACAAACCCGTTCGCAATATCGCTTTCAATCTTGTGTCAGGCTTTCAATCTGGTGCCAAAGGTAATTTCGTGACAGTAGAAAACAACGGTGCTTTTCCCAATTGCCCCGACACCATCCGTATCAAAGTCAACAACATTAGCGACATCGAGTATGTCAATGGAGATGCAGTGAGCAAAGAAAATACAGTGGCGTTTGCCAAGCCCCCAGTAGAGGCAGAAACAGAAGACGAGATTATGACACGTATTCGTGAGCGGTTTGACATCTTGCATGAGATGACAAAGGCCTGTGTCAACGGTGATATCCGTGCCATGATTGTGTCAGGTCCTCCAGGCGTTGGCAAATCGTTTGGTGTTGAGCAAGAGATCGAAAAGGCCACACTGTTTGACAAATTGGCAGGCAAGCGCCTCCGTGCTGAAGTTGTCAAAGGTTCAGCGACCCCTATCGGCTTGTATCAAGCACTGTACAAATACTCAGATGACAACTGTGTGTTGGTGTTTGATGACTGCGACAGCATCCTGCTTGACGATGTGGCATTGAACTTGTTGAAGGGTGCATTAGACTCCGGCAAGAAGCGTACCATTTCATGGTTGAGTGAGTCCAGCACCTTGCGCCGCGAAGGCATCCCTGATCGTTTCGAGTTCAAAGGTAGTGTGATCTTTATTACCAACTTGAAGTTTGATCAGATGAAAAGCCAAAAGTTGCGTGATCACTTGGATGCACTGCAATCACGCTGTCACTACCTGGACTTGACCTTGGACACCATGCGTGACAAAGTGTTGCGTATCAAACAAATTGCCAAGGACGGTGTGTTGTTTGCAGACTATGATTTTGAACCCTGTGCGCAGGACGAGATCATCGAGTTCATGGAAGCAAATCAAAATCGTTTGCGTGAGATGAGCTTGCGTATGGCCCTGAAGATTGCAGACTTACGCAAGAGCTTTGCAGGCAATTGGAAGCGTCTTGCAGAGACAACTTGCATGAAGAGTGCCTGACATGGCTTGGCTTCTTGTGCTACTGTTAATATTTTTAGGGCACATTGGCTTTGCATTCTTGTTGGCATGTCTTATTTTGTTACTTGATTGAGTTTTACCCCGGGGATTGGTTGGCTCCGCCCCGGGTTTTTACAACAGGCTCTTCGGAGCCTGTTTTTTTGACTTTTGTTTTGCAAGAGTATATACTGTGGTATGTTTCAGCGTCTTGTAATTACATTAGACAACAACTTTGAATTGCGTTTTAAAGTAAGACGCACACCATTGGCCGAACTGTGGTTAGAACGCATGCACAATCGACATGCATGGCCCATGGACAATCCAGATAGATTTTACGGATTTGGCACTGTGCAACAGGAGCAAGATCGTGCAGTCAACATGATACAACAATGCATAGCTACAATCAACAGTTATCAACACATCATTGTTGGTGAGTTTGAATACACACAAGATTGTCTCAACTATTTACACAGCATATTTGAACGCTATCATGGTTTGCTGGATCAACAAACATCCGAATACTGGCACTCGGCACCTGATACTGTTCGACAGGCTTTGGCCAATTTAAACTTAGCGGTACACAGATGCGAAACTGCCATAGCCGCACCTTGCCCAAGATTTGTTTGCACTTGGTTTGGTATGCCCAAAGTCAAACAGTTAGACGTTGAGACAATACAAACACATGGTGAATTACAAGTCAAATTTGGTACAGTGTATCTCAACTATTGCGAAATTGGAAAAACTGTGGAAGATCTCTCACACGACAATGATATATACATAGGTGATGATGCATTTCGACCGTTTGGTTATTACAGCGCAGACTTCAATGTTGCATTCTATAATCAAGACTTGAATGAAAAATTTGCCAGCATGCAACAGTACATTGAGCAACATCAAGAGTTTTTTCTTGCGCATGGTATTGAAACTGTGTATAATGTACAAGCACAACCGTTGCGATTTCCTGTGGCAGATTTAGAATACACTGGCACACAACAAGAATTAATCTCTCAAATAAGGTCACGACAACTTGTGCGTGAAGTAACTATAACATGAAACAATGCACCATACAGATACGTGATGAAGTAAACATCAAAATTGAAGGCCTAGACTTGGATGCCCGCAAAGCTCTGGTCACGGCATTCAAATATGAAAACCCTGCCGCACGTTATTTGCCAGCCGTGCGACTGGGACGCTGGGATGGCAAGGTGGCATACTTTCAACTGGGTGGCAGCACCTATGTAAACTTGTTGCCGGAGATTGTGCCCATATTGGAACGACTCAATTACGACATTGAACTGGATGATCAACGTGACTATTCAAACACATTCAACTTTGAATCAGTAACTGAAACAAGTTTTGAGCATGTGTCATGGCCTCGGACACATCCTGCCGCAGGTGAACCCATCATGTTGCGTGACTACCAAGTGGAAATCATCAACAACTTCTTGGCCAACCCACAGTGCATACAAGAAGTGGCCACAGGTGCAGGCAAAACCATTATGACAGCAGCCTTGAGCAATGCTGTGGCACCTTATGGACGCAGTATTGTTATTGTGCCCAACAAGAGTTTAGTAACACAAACTGAAGCAGACTACATCAACATGCAACAAGATGTTGGCGTGTACTTTGGCGACAGAAAAGAATACGGACGCACACACACAATATGCACTTGGCAGAGTCTAAACAACTTGTTGAAGAATACCAAGGCTGGAGTAGGCGACTGTACCATAGGTGAGTTTCTTGAAGATGTGGTGTGCGTGATTGTGGACGAAGTACACATGGCCAAGGCAGATGCACTCAAAACCTTGTTAACAGGCGTAATGGCTAGAGTGCCAATTCGCTGGGGTTTGACTGGAACTGTGCCCAAAGAAAAGTTTGAAAGCCAAGCACTGCTGGTCAGTCTTGGCCCTGTTATTGGCAAGCTCAGTGCCAGTGAACTGCAACAACAAGGTGTGTTGGCCAACTGCCATGTGAACATTGTGCAGTTGATTGATCACGTGGAGTACAAGGACTATCAAAGCGAGCTCAAATACTTGCTGGAAGAGTCTGGAAGACTGGACACCATGGCAGACTTGGTGCGTCAAGTAAACGAAACAGGCAACACTCTAGTGCTGGTAGACCGTACTGAG